GAGATAATGGAATGGGATGATTCAGTTAAATCTAAATGGTATCAGAAAATACTAAATGTAAACGCAATTAAATAAATTATAAAACTTATGTATTACATTTATCACATACCAGGAGTTAAAATTGGTTGTTCTCAAAATATAAAAAAGAGAATGACTCATCAAAAATTTTCACACTATGAAATATTAGAAGAACATTCAGATGTTTATTTAGCAAGTAAAAGAGAAATAGAATTGCAAAAACAATATGGGTATAAAGTAGATAATATACCATATTATCAGTCATTAAAAATGATTACCAAAGCACAAGAAGTATCATTAAAAACTAAAAATGAATGGTTACCAAAAGTAGATTGGAAAGCAAGAGATGCTAAAATAGATTGGGATGCTAGAAAACAAAAAATAATAAATCACCCTAATTATATTAATAGAAGAAAAGTTAATAATAGTTGGAAATTAAGAAAAACATTATTACAATATGATTTAGAAGGTAATTTTATTAAAGAATGGACATGTGGTACAAAAAATATGCCAATTGAATTTAAAAATGCAGGTGGATTTGCAAAACAAAATAAAGGTACTGGATATGGGTTTCAATGGAGATATAAAACATCAGAAGATTATCCAAAGCAAATAGGAAAATTTGAAAATAAAATGTGTCAAAAAGTAATACAAATGGATATGAATAATAATATAATTAAAATATGGGATAGTCAGACTATTGCAGCAAAATATTGTGGAACATCTACATATGCTATTTCAAATTGTTGTAGAGGTAAATCAAAATCATCAGTAGGATATAAATGGAAAAGATATGAAATGGATTAAATTAGGGAGCTGGTTAGAGTTCATTATAAAAATACTAACCTTTAATACAGGAGAAAAAATAGCACTATGGGTTGCTAAAACCTTCTTCAATTCAGATAAGTGTTATTGTTGTGAAAGAAAAGAGTGGTTAAATAGATTAACCAATCCACACTATAACGGAAATTGTAATCAAATCAAATTATTTTAAATAAAAAAACAACTATGGCAAAAATCGTAAACTTTCCAGTAAGTGATTCACAAATTCAAAATTCAGAAACTGGTAGTATTAATTCAATTGGTGGATTTAAATTAGATTCAGCATTTAAAGTAAAAGAAGAGGTTAATCCAAATGCTCTTTATGCAGTAAATTGGAACTCACTTCAAAATGTAGAATCACTTATCTTAATTTTGGCTTCAATAGGCTTCGTATTCTCACCACAACATGGCCACTTTGAAAGAATTAAACATCTTTTAGATTTAGAGAATCCAATCATTCCACAACAACCACCAGTTGTAACTGGTCTATAATTTTTTAAAAACTAGAAATCGGTATATTTATTATTATGAACGTAGAAGAAACAATATATCATCCATACACACACGAAGAGTATTTGGAATTAAAAGATACATACGAAAAGAACGTAACTAATTACCTGCCAGACCATCTTGCTAGTTGGGCATGGAACAACTATAAGAAAATTAGTGGAGATAAATCTACTCAACCTTGTACTTGTGGCAGTTCCGCTGGATATTGGAAACGTGCAGTGGATACAATTAGAGGATTTATAAACAAAGTAGAAGGAGTTTAATGATTAGTGGTAGCATTGATAATACAAAAGAGTGTGAACAAAGATTAGTATATCTTTACAATGATTCGCACGAATGGTTACTCAAAGCAGCATATAATCTAACAAAATCATACGAAGATTCAGAAGATTTGGTATCCGAACTTTATTTGTGGTTAAGTAAGAAGTGTAACCCCAAAATCTTTTGGGGTAATTCTTACAACTTACTTTACCTTCATCAATTCCTAAAACATCGTTGGTACAATAAAGCACCCATAGTCAAACGATACGTTTCTCTCTCCAATGCATCAGTACCAAATTATATACAACAACCTTATGAGGAATATGATGTTGAAAAGGATGAAGCAATAATGAAAGCTCATCAGGAAGTATTAGATGAATTAAAAAAATTACAACAAACAAAACTATGGGCAAAAGGACGTATTTTTGAATTATATTGGATGAGTGATGATACCCTTAACGAAGTGGCTAGCAAAATCGGTATTAGTAGTAGTACAACATTCATTGCAATAAAGAAGATAAGACAACACTTAGCAAAAACAATAGAGAATCCATTTAAAGAGTAAAAATTATGGCACAACAAATTAAAAACTATGAACAATACACCATATCACATGAAGGTATAGTAGTATCACAAAAGTATAGTAAAGAAAGAATTCTTAAACCACAAAAGGCAACACAATCACAAAAAGGTTATTATCAAGTAAGGTTATTCAATAAGGAATTCAAAAAAGGAAAACTACATTATTTACACAGATTAGTTTATGAAACCTTTGTTGGTGAAATACCAGAAGGATATGAAATAGACCACATAGATGCTGATACCTCAAACAATCACATTTCTAATCTACAATTGATTACAAACGAACAGAACTTAAAAAAGTATCATAGAGGTAGAAATCCATTAGGAGTTGATATTAGAGAACACAGAGATGAAATCATTAAGGATTATATACAAATAGGTGATTTACCAACTCTAGCAGAGAAATGGGGTGCAAGTATCAATGGAGTATATAGAGTAATCAAAAACCAAGTATCTTGTAAAGTAAATGGTAAAAATAAACTAAAGGTATGGGATGAGTCTATAAAAGATGAATGGACAGATTTAGATTTAAGAAACGAAAATACAAGAAAGAAATTAGGATTAAAACCAATTAGAAGAAATAAGAAATAATATATAAATATATACAACTATGGAATTAACAACACCAACACAAGAACAACCTCAATTGTACGAAATTGATTTTAACAAGGTAAACACATTAGAAGATGTGAAGAACATTTTAGATGGATTAAGAATCCAATTTACAGAACATGCACCAGCATGGGATGAACTTCAACCATACCTTAAACCAATTGAGGATTAACTACAAATTAAATACATCGTGTTAAAATAACATATTAATAACACAATTATGGCGTTTGAAAAAGGAAATAAACAAGGAAAGGGAAGACCAAAAGGTAAACCTAATCGAACTACTGATGAGGCGAAATCTATTATCAATAGGATAGTAGATAAATCTCTCACATGGGCTGAAGAGGATATTGAGAAGTTAAGAAAGAAAGAACCAATCAGAGCATTCGAACTTGCAATGAAACTTATGGAGTATGCATATCCTAAATTAAAATCAATCGATGTGAGTGGTACTATGGAAGTAAACCAACGCATTGAGAAGGTGGTTATAGAAATCAAAAAGAACGAAGATAGTGGAAGTAAAGATTAATACAACACTTACATTTGAGAATCTATTGGAATCTAATTCCAGAGTGACTCAACACATCGGAGGAACACGTAGTGGTAAAACCTATGCTATTCTTCAATATCTTATCGTTAAAGCGATTGAAACACCACAAACCATAACAATAGTAAGAAAGACAATTCCATCCCTTAAAAGGACAGTAATTAAGGATTTTAAAGATATACTGACAGGATTAGGAGTTTGGAAAGAAACTGATTACAATATATCAGATAGAGTATGGAGTTATGGTGGAGCAACAATACAATTTATTTCAACTGATGATGCAGAGAAATTAAGAGGGGTTAAATCAGATATCCTTTTTATAGATGAGGCATCAGAGATTGATGAAGAGAGTTATTTCCAATTATCTATTAGAACCACAGGACAAATCATCCTAGCATACAATCCTACGATATCTCCGTACCATTGGTTAAGACAAATGCAGGATTGTGATAGATTTGTTACCACCTACAAAGATAATCCCTATTTGCCCGCTGAAATGGTTAAGTCCATTGAGGATTTACAAATTAAGAATCCGAAGTATTGGAAGATATATGGATTGGGTGAATTCGCACCAAACGAAAGAGCAATCTACCAATTTGAGATTGTAGATGATTATGAAGCAGAATTCGTTGCGTTTGGATTAGACTGGGGATGGAACGATAAGATGGCAATGGTTGCAGTATATCGTAATGGAGATAAACTATACGTTGAAGAGATTATCTACGAATCAAAGATGACAATGACAGATTTGGTAAATAGATTAAAACAATTGGGTATAGAAAGAGAAGAGATATGGTGTGATTCATCAGAACCACGTTCAGTAGAAGAATTGTACCGAGCAGGATTCAATGCAAAAGCAGTGAAGAAAGGACCAGATAGTATTAAGTTCGGTATTGGTGTACTACAAAACTTTACCATCCATTTGAAGAAAGATTCACAAAATCTAATCAATGAGATGTATGGTTATCAGTATGCAGTAGATAAGTACGGATACACAACCGATACACCGGAAGAAGGATTAGACCACTTATTAGATGCAATGAGATATGTTGCAATGATGAAACTATCCTTAAAGGCACAGAGTAAAGGTGTTTATGCAATATCATTTAAATAAAACTTTCACAATGAGAGAAAAGAAAAAGACAGAGTTACGAATTTCAAAAAGTGGTAAAAGATATTGGATTAATCCAGAACTTTACTACGCAAGATTACAAAAGGAAAAGGACGATAGAATTAAAAGAGGTGATAGAGTAAGAGGTTATTACAATCAAAACCGATTGACTCCATATTGTCACGATAATGGACATCCTACTTATATGAAGTATTGGGAAAAGAAAAAGGAAATAAGAGATAAATATCCAGATTGGAAATCGATGAGTAGAGAAGAGTGGTTAGAATATTATACTCAAGTAATTAATCTAATTTATACCGATACCGATTATCTACAATATAGAGAAGAAACTAAAACCCTTGCGGAGAGAGAAGATGATAAATGGTGGGAAGAAAAAAAATTAAAAGAAGGGGAATACGATGGGACGAATGACGATTATTAGTGAGAAGATATTCAGAATTTATCTATACCTTTGTTTGGTATGGGTGATACTTGCACTATTATTCGATGTAACGATGATTTCCCTTCATTTCGTGAACGATAATCTACCACGTAAGGTAATCAATAAGATAGAACAAAAACTAACAATATGAGTGAATTAAAATGGAGTGATGATGATATCAGACAATTAAGAGATGCTGTAAATCATCTATTGGAAATAAATCAAGAACTAAACGCAAAGGTTATTGCAATGGATGCGTATGTAAAGAATGGTGATGCAAAGTTAAGACATGCTCAACGTTACATTCAACAATTAGAACTTGCAATTGCACAATACAATACAATAAATCAAAACTAATATGAGAAAGAAAATAGAAATTAATATTCCAGATAGTTGGAGTGATATAACCTTAAAACAATATCTTGCAATACAAAAGGATTTAGAGAACTATAAGGATGATTCACAAGCACAGATGGATTTCCTTATCTTCCATTTATGTGGTATCACTGCAGATGAGATACAATCTCTGACAACTGATTCTTATAATAAGATAAAGAATGAGATTACTATCTTCTTTGATAAACAAGATAAGTACGAATTACAACCCATCGTTAAGATTGGGGATACTGAATATGGATTTGAACCAAACTTATCTCAAATGAGTTATGGTGCGTATGTAGATATTACAAAGTTCGATACTATTCAGATAGATGATAATTGGGCAAAGATAATGTCTATCCTATATAGACCAATACAAAAGAAACAATTCAAAACATATCTTATAGAACCATACGAAGGATACATCAACGAAGAGTTTTGGTTAAACCGAACAATGGATATTCACTTTGGTGCATACTTTTTTTTTGTTCATTTATTAAGGGACTTACTGAACTCTACCCTGAATTATATGAACCAGACCTCGGAGATACCACCCAGCATCAAATCAATTTTGGACGAAAGTGGAAAAGTTATACGTCAATTGTAGAATTGGCAAATGGGGATATCCGAAATATAGATGATATTGTTAAACAACCATTAGAAAAATGTTTGTTATTCCTTGCGTACAAAGCAGATAAGAACTTTTTAGAAAAGATATTGCATGAGAATGCAGTGAATGGTATTAAATAGTATCACTATATTTCCGTTTATTATTGTTAAATAAGAAACTGATTATGGGAAAATGGAGTAATTCACGTAATGGAAATCTACGTTATTCAGTCAATCGATTGAATAATTCAGGTATCTATGTCGGACCAACCAAAGGTCTATCATCACCAAAGAATGATAGACGTGGATGTTTGTGTCTAAACGAAGACCGTTATGGAAGAGATTGCTGTAATGGTTACCTTATCAATCAGGGTATCGGTGTAATACAAAGAGCAACTCCAATAATGTTTATTGGTGGTTTCTCAAATGGTTTCACATTAGGATTCAAGAGATTTAGAGAAATACAATAAAATAAGAAGATATGTCTATTTTAACAAAACAACAATTAGAAGATTTAAATCAGAGTTCGTTCCCAGATAATTCAGCTGAAGCGATTACTCCTGCGATTCTTCGTACATACAATACTGCAACCATAGATACATTGGTTGATAGTTTAGATACCGGTAGTTTTATAACCGAAAATGAACTGGCATATGCAAGTGGTAGTTTTTTAGTTACTGCATCATTTGATAACAATAGTAGAAACCTAACATTCACAAAAGGAGATTCATCACAATTTAGTTTGAATATTCCAGATGTAAGTGGTAGTGGTTTACCATCAGGTGTAGTATCTGGCTCATCTCAAATTAACTATCCACAAATCTCAAACATACCATCAGGCATCGTTTCTTCATCAGTACAAGTATTGGGTGGAAGTGGTGTATTAAGTGGTAGTGTATCATATACTACATTAACTAATATTCCAGCAGGAATAGTTAGTGGTAGTTCTCAAATCATTTTACAATCTACTACTGGTAATTTAAGTGGTAGTAGAATAGATGGAACTGTTGCATTAGCAACATCTGCATCTCATGCAATTGCATCTGATACTGCAATATCAGCATCTCATGCTTTATTAGCAGATACTGCATTAGTAGCAGGAAAGTCACAAGACCTTTATGTAAATTGTAAGAATACAACAACTGCAATTATCCCTAAAGGAGCAGTAGTAAGAATTACTGGTGCAAGTGGTGATAATCCTGAAATTGGATTAGCAGATTGGACAAACGATTTAAACTCAGCAAACACTTTAGGTATAACATCTGAAGCAGTTGCAGTGAATGGATTTACTGATGTAATTGTACAAGGTAAAGTATTGAATTTAAATACCAATTCATTCACACCAGGTCAATTAGTATTTTTAGGAGCAAGTGGTTCGATTGTAGCATCAGTACCTCCACAATATCATGAAGTAAGATTAGGACAAGTATTAAGAGCAAACACTAATGTTGGTTCTCTTTACTTATCGGTAGATAACGGATATGAATTAACAGAATTACACGATGTGAATATTGTAACTGCATCTCTTGCTAATAATGATTTATTGGCATATGATTCGGCATCACAATTGTGGACAAATAAATCGATTTTAGGGTTAGGTATTCCTCAATTGAGTACTAACAATACATTCACAGGAACTAACTCATTCCAGAACATCTCAGCGGTATCAGCATCGTTCCAATACGTTCAAACGGTAACGGGAAGTGCAGTAATCATTGGAGATGCATTTGTAGTAGTAAATAATAGTACACCAACACAACCTTATGGTGGTTTATCAGTATATGATTCAGGAAGTGTAACACCAACAACATCTTCATTAGTATGGGATGGTGATACAAACGATTGGAAATACAATTATAACGTAGGAACAGGACATGATGCAGCAGTAATGTTGTTTGGTCCTGCAGGGACTGGTATTGCAAATACTCCATATCCTACTGCAAATAAATTACAAAAAGGAACTGGTGGTCATCACCTTGCTGATTCATCTATTTACGATGATGGTACTAATGTATCAATTGGAGGCAATGTAAATGTTACTGGTAGTATCCAATCAAATGGTGTAAGTGTAGTTACTCAAACGGATTTAACTCCTTTAAATAACTTTACTGCATCACAACAAATAACAAACACTGCGTTAAATGCATTTACTCAATCACAAATAGATGTAAATACTAATTTAAATGCATTTACTGCATCACAACAAATATTAAATGCAAAATTTGCTACAACTGGTTCAAATACATTTGTTGGTAATCAAACTATTAGTGGTGATTTAACCATTAGTGGTAATACTAATATAACACCAGCATCAGTTGCTACTAACGCAAACTATATAATACCATTTGTTAGTGGTAGTACCCTTTCAAAAGATTCAGTAGATACCATTTTCTATAATCCTGCATCTAACGTATTAATGGTTAGTGCATCTGCAGTAGGTGTTTCTAATATTGGTTCTGCAGCATTAAACATTACATCTGGCAGTGGCCAATATACAGTATACACATCTACTTTGACAAAAACAGGATATAACTCAACTATCGAAGGTGGTGGATATATTGGTTTAAGTGGTAATCCATCAAAGATTGGTGCACCATCTTTAACTACATCTACTAAACCTGGTATCTTAGCATTGAGTGGTTCAGGACAACCTTACGTTGCGATTGAATTCCAACAATCAGGTTCAACAACCTTTACTGATGGTGGTATAACTGCGAAAAGAAGATTTGTTGTAGAACAAGGATTAGAATTAACTGGTAGTATATCAACAAATGTAAATACGATAGTTGGAACAACTACATTAGATGCATCGTTAGGTAATTCATTTATTTGGAACTTACAAGATGGTTTAACAAACACATTGAGTATTTCAAATAATAAAATTGGACAAACAATTAACGTACAAGTTCAACAAGGTGGATTAGGAACAGGAGTTGCAGCATTTAGTGCAACATTCTTACAACCATCAGGTTCTGCTTATAGTGCAACACAAGTAGCAAACGCAACTGATATCTTAACCTTAGCCACATTTGCAGATACATCTAAAGTGTATGTAGCATCAGTAAATAGATTCATATAATATGACTTTAATAAAACCTATTGCATATTGGCAAAAAAAGAAAGTAGTAGCAGTAAGTTCTACTATACCTCAACCAGGTAGTATCATATTTCGTTTTGAAAATCCATTGGTTAACGCAAGTACTGTAACTAATCTTTGGACAGATACATCAGGTTTAGGATATACTACTGGTAGAATAGAAGGTACTCCAGCACCAACTATAAATGCAACTGCTAATTCATTACGATTGGATAATAGTGGTGCAACCCGCACTGCAAGATTTAGAGTAACAACAAATACAAACGTTACTATTAAAACGATGTGTATTATATTCAATATGCCTTATGCACAATATACCGGTACAAGTACTACTGCAAGAGATTATTTTTGGGATATGAGAAGTGCAGGAACTACATCAGCAGGTGGTTATTTAAATCAGATAGATAGTATTGATGGTAGTACAACTGCAATTTATTACAATGGACAATATTGGTCATATAATGATAGTGGTGCAGTTAGAAATGGACCACTTGCTATTACACCTGCAAATATAACGAATGGTGCAAATAATACCTATGGTGGTACTCAATCATATCAATGGTTAGGACCAAATGGTAGTAGAGCAATATACACACCAAAGAGATTATGGATGTTTAATTTCGATAATGCATCTAAACCATTTAACTTTACATCAACTGCAACAAAAGGATTGATATTCGGTACAAACGATGCATATACTGAAGGTGGTAGTTTAGGTATTTATGCTATAATTGGTTGGAATACCTTACTTACAGATACTGATTTTACACAACTTACAAACTATTTTAAAGCTACAGGTGTATTGACACCATAAAAAAAAATAACAACATTTCAATATTGGGGTGTTAAATAATTAAAAAACAGATTAATATGAACTCAAAAAACGTATTACAAAAGATTTTAACTTTATTATCATCAGAAGATAAAGAAGTTAAATTTACTGAAGCTCAAACAAAAGATGGTACTATTTTAGAATCACCTACATTCGATTTAGGTGAAGATGTTGAAGTGGTTGGTGAAGATGGAACTAAAACTCCAGCACCAGATGGTGAACATGAAATCGCATTAAGAGATTCAGAAGGAAAAGAAGTAATCATCCGTATTGAAACAAAGGATGGTAAAATTACATCTCGTGAAAACGTAGAAGAAGCAAACCCAGAAGCACCAACACCAACAGAATCAGAAGTAGAAACTGAAACTGAATTGGCTGATGCAACAACTGAAGAAGCACATTCTCTACCAAACACAACTGATGAAGATATTAGAAATTCATTAGGAGAAGATACTGACGAAGAGAAAGACCCAATCATCAGATTAGGTTATAGAATCGATGAGTTAGAAAAAACAATTGCTGAAATGAAACAAAAGTTTGAATCTGCTGCACCTGAAGAAGGACAAGAGGTTTCATCTTTAACTCCATCAGCAACTGCAGAATTAGAATCAGAGTTACCTAAATTAGATGGTGCTCCATTAGAAGCAAGATTATCTGCAACAGAAGTACACAAACCAAATTATGGTAAGAAGGTAGGAGATTCACAATCTAATTTCTTATCAAAATTATACAAATAAAAAATATTTTAAACAAAAAAATTTATTCAAAATGAACAAATTACAAAAATTCGCAGAACCTACATTTACTCAAAATACCTACGCAGGTGAGTTTGCAGGTCAATACATCGCAGCAGCGTTGTTATCAGCAAAGACTTTGGATAACAAGTATGTAACGATTCATCCGAACGTTAAGTACAAAGAAGTAATCCAAAAGATTGCAGTTGATGGAATCGTACAAGATGCATCTTGTGATTTCGTAACATCAGGTAGTGTTGCATTATCTGAAGCAGTATTAACTCCAAAAGAGTTACAAGTAAACTTACAATTATGTAAGCAACAATTCGTACAATCATGGGAAGCCTTACAATTAGGTTATTCTGCGTTTGATACAATTCCAGCAAACTTCAACGATTACTTAATCTCTTATGTAGGTGGTAAAGTAGCTGAAGCAACTGAAATTTCTATCTGGCAAGGTAATAACGCATTGAATGGTCAATTCGGTGGTTTCCAAACAGCTTTATCTGCTTCAATCGCAGCAGGTGGTCCAGGTGCAGTATTAGCAGCAAAGAGTGGTTCAGCAATCATCTCTGGTTCAATTACTTCTGCTAACGTATTATCAGTATTAGATTCAGTAGTTAATACTATTCCTGATACAGTATATGGTAAAGAAGATTTATTAATCTACGTTCCTACAAACGTTGCAAAAGCTTACCAACAAGCATTAGCTGGTGGTGCAATTGGTGCTAATGGTTTCAATAACCAAATGAACGTTGGTGATAAACCATTCAACTTCAATGGTATTGAGATTGTACTTTGCCCAGGTATGAGTGCAAACAAAATCGTAGCAGCACAAAAATCTAACTTACACTTCGGTACTGGTTTATTATCAGATTACAACGAAGTAAGAGTAATTGATATGGCAAATATCGATGGTAGCCAAAACTACCGTATCGTAATGAGATACACTGGTGGTACTACATTCGGTATTGGTTCTGATATCGTTTACTACGGAGCATACTAATAATTAGTAAGCCTAAACATATAGATAGAAATGGGGAGTTCTAATACTCCCCTACACTATCTCAAAATAAATTAATAAAAAAAGAAAACTAGAAATACTATGGCATGCAATCTAAGCTTAGGAAGACAAGAGGTTTGTAAAGAATCGGTTGGTGGTTTACAAGGTGTTTACTTCATGAACTACCCATCATCTTCATATGACCCAGCCTTCACAATAAACGCAGACGGACAAGTTACTGCATTCCCATCAGGTTCAACAGTTTACTACTATCAATTAAAGGGTAACTCTTCTTATACGGAGACTGTAAACTCTTCAAGAGATAATGGAACAACTTTCTTCTCTCAAGCATTAACTTTGAATTTGAAGAAGTTGACTAACTCTATGACTACACAATTAAAATTGTTAGCATATGGTAGACCAGTAGTAATCGTTTGGACAACTAATGGTGATGCTTTAGTTGCAGGTTTAACAAAAGGTGCAGATTTAACTGGTGGTACAATCCAAACAGGTGCAGGATTAGGTGACTTATATGGTTACTCAATTCAAATGACCGGTTTAGAACCATTACCAGCTCAGTTCATCTCTGGCTCAACTACAACTAATCCATTCGCTGGTGTTGGAAATCCTCCAACAGTAGTTAGTGGTAGTGCTAACTAATTAGAGTTCGTTCTAAATATATCAAAGCAGGATATTCTTCGGAGTATTCTGCTTTTTTTGTTTAATGATATTTATTATTAAAGGTGTTATATATCAGATAATACTAGATAAATCATAGATAATGCAAACCTATTTCACATCTGGAAGTAACGTATGGACCATCAGAACTAAACCTGCAAGTGGTAATTCGTTTACTATGTCCTTACAAGACATGACTACACAAATAAATTTAACTGCTTCATTGAGTGGTATCACTTATGATTCATATGAGAGTTTATTATCATTCACTGCAAGTATAGAAAATACTAATACTGCACAGGAGTTTAGAGCAACTCTATTTAATAATGATAATGAGATATGGCATGGTTCAGTTCAAGTCTATGCATCTCAATCGTTATCACCAAAATCTGATTATAGAAACCAAATCCCAGTGGATAGTAACATTGTTTCAAACACATCCACTAATGAATATGTAATTTTAACATAATATGAATAAGGAAACTAAATTTTCGGTAGTAAATCTGACAAGAAATGATATTCCTCAAATTTTAGAGGATACTAAAACACGTTATCCATTTGTACCTTTCGGTATTTTTGGACATGATGATTTCTTCCAAGCAATCACAATGGCATACAATACTTCTACTACTACATCAGCAGTAATCGAAGGTATTGCCGATTTAATCTTCGGTAAAGGATTATATTCAAAGAAAGAAGGGTTTGATACCATCTTACAAAAATTAATCCCTCAAGAGGAAACTAAACGTGTAGCATTTGATTTAAAACTATATGGTAATGGTGCATATCAAGTGTATTGGAATGATGACCACACAAAGGTAATTAAGTTCTATCACGTACCAGTTCAGTATTTACGTGCTGAGAAGATTTATGATAATCCTAAAATAGAAAACTATTACTATTGTACTGATTGGAATGACCAACGTGCAATTAAGAATAAGAAGAAAGTACCTGCATTTGGTACATCTACTTCAAAAATGGAAATCCTTTATATTAAGAATTACTCTCCAGGTCTATACTATTACTCATTACCGGATTGGACATCAGCGTTGCAATTTGCGTTAGTTGAGGCAGAGTTGAGTAACTTACATATCAACAACATAGAAAATGGATTCTTGCCGGCCGTAATGATTAATTTCAATAACGGAATTCCTGCACCGGAAGAGAGACAAACAATAGAAGATTTATTACAAGCCAAATTTACTGGTACAAAGAATGCTGGTAGATTTATGGTTTCATTTAATGATTCTGCAGATACTAAACCTACAATAGATGCAATCAACATTGAAAACCTTAATGAGAAATACCAATACGCTGCAGATTATGCACAAGATAGAATATTGGTGGCTCATCGTATTACATCCCCTTTATTATTCGGTATTAGAACCTCTTCTAATGGTTTTAGTTCTCAATCAGAGGAGATGATGACTGCGTTCTCAATCTTACAATCAATGACAATATCTCCATTCCAAAATTTAATCTTAAATGCATTAGATATGGCATTATCAGAAGGTGGATGGGATGATTCTCAAATCTATTTTGACCAATTAACTCCATTAGCAATCTTATCTCAACAAGCAGAAGATACTGGTAAAACAATATCTGAAGTTGCAGATGAAACTAATAAGGAAATGGAAAATCCTGCAACTACCGATGAGAGTGGTGATGCAACAACAACTGATATCAATAGACCAACTAACACTCCTAAAAATGGTGTTGGACCAGGTGAAGATACAACAATAATTAAAACATCAGGTGCATTCTTCGCACAAGAATACGAAATGTATGATGATGAAGGAAATAAATTAAACTAATATACTATGTCATACGCATTATTTATTACAAGAAACGATATTATTAAAAACTCCCCATTACAAGGAGCAATAGATGCTGATGCATTGTTACCATTCGTTCGCACCGCACAGGACAAATACCTAAAGAATCTTTTGGGTACTGTCTTATTTGATTTTTTACAAAAACAAATCAGAGATAATAATGTATCTAATTTAAGTTATTATTATAGAACCCTTTTGGATGATTATATTAAGAATACTTTAATTTGGTATGCATGTGTGGAATATATTCCATTTTCATCAATTCAGTTCAAATCTAATGGTGCAGTAAAACAAAAGAGTGAACAAGGTGATGCACCAGGAAAGAATGAGATAGATTATTTATTACAAAAGGCACAAGAGAATGGTGATTACTATGCTCTTCGATTACAAAACTATTGTATAGCATATAGTAATAATATACCTGAATACTTACAATCAATTGGTAATCAGACACAGATTTATCCTGACCAAACAAATCAGTATTTCGGTGGAATACAATTGTAAAATCACAAATGTAAACAATTAAACTATGAGTTATCTACAAAGCAATTCAGGTGTAAACTATACTCTATATTATAACGTTTTAGATTATTTTAAAACGATTATGAACAATCACCCTTCGATAGAACAAGTATCGCAAGGTGATATTTTTAGTGTAGATGATATTCAATTCCCATTTTACCCAATCGGTAATGTGATGATAACTTCTGCAACATTTACTGATAGTACAACTGAATATGGTATTCAATTGATAATTGCAGATAAGATTAAAAATAAGAATAACGAATCGGATGGTAGAACAAACGAACAAACTGTCGTATTTGAAGGTGTAGATGATGTAGTAGATATTCATGCAAACACTCTTGCAATTTTAAACGATTTAATATCTTTTACACAATATTCAGTTCAGAGTTTCCAAATCGTTGGTGATATCAGTAATGAACCCTTTGTTGAAAGATTTAATAATGGTTTAGCAGGATGGGTTTCTCAATTTACTCTAATTACACATAATGATAGACCACGTTGTTTGTATGATTTATATCCACAATCCCAGTGGTAATCTATGCCAGGAGTAAGTTTTAAATCTTTAAGAGATGTTGCTAAGGAAGTACAATCCAACTTACAAAAGTATGCCCCAATAGATACTGGTAACCTTCGTACACAATTAAGAAGAGTAAATACTGTCAATACAATCATTGGTAAGAATCAATATGAGTTCAATGTTGAAACTAAATCATTCGATGTAAGTATTTCAGTAGAAGTTGCACCAGATGGAGCAGAATATGGACAATGGTTTAATGACCCACCACCTGTAAAATCTGAAAGAAGACAATCTCTTAAAAGAACTGCACAAAGTAGAGGTAATTGGGATTTCGGTAAACGTGCATTAGATGATGCAATTTATACTCATTTAGAGAAGTTTGCTGAAGAAATGGAACAACAAATTGCTCTACAATTAGAACAATCATTTAGTAAATTGTAAGACCATCACATAAAATTTTTATTTAGGTGGTTAAATAAGAAAAGAATTTAGATAATGTCATATTCATTCATACAAACACCAGCATCATTTTCATTGGCACAATCACCGATTATATTTTCGGTGTCATCTTCACAATATACAACTGAAAACAACTTTCAGTATATTGGAGAATTGACTATTTGGACTGGGTCATTAACTCAATCTGGTAGTGGTGAAATTTGGACATTAGCAAAATATCCTTCAGCAAATGGTAGAACAGGTATATTCGATGTAAGTAGAATAGTAAATTCAACACAAACTCAACTTACACAACAAAATATATCACCAGTAACTTATTTCAAATTAGATTCTTATTATAGATACTACAATGGTGCTACCTATGTAACAGGTAGTAAGATTACATCTTCTACTTATAAGGCAATAGATGGATATCAAATATTTCCTGAACAAATTGGTCAATCAGTTCAAACATTAACACCTCAATGGCCATTAATGACAGATGGTCCTGCAACTCAATCGGTATTTACTGATAATTTAGGACAAATGGCCGTATATGTTGGGGATGTTGGAACATCTAAACCAACCAAATTAATTTATTCAGGTTCTAATGGTTCTAATGGTACAATTAATTTAACTGCTGCAAATGGTAATTCAAATAATGAGATTTTACCATTTCCAATAGGTCCTGCAGAAGGTGAATTCCCAATATCAACGGTTGGATTAAATTCATTTACAATAAAAGCATATAGTGAATCAGTTCCAGTAGGTAATGGACTTAAATTCAATATTAATTGTCAACAAAAGTATCCTAATATTAGAGTTAAGTGGAAGAATAGATATGGTGAATTTGATTACCTAAATTTTGATATGGTGAATCGTAAATCGATGAGTTCTGCAAAAAGAACATATCAACCTCAAATTGGTAGTTGGCAAGATTCAACACTTTCGTATTCAGAATACGATTCTCAAAATTTAAACTACATTGTAGATTCTAGCCAAAATATAATTTGTAATTCAAATTGGTTAGATGAATCATATAATGATATATTAAAACAATTGTTGGTAAGTAATGAGATTTATTGGGATTTAGGAAATGGCCACGTTAAACCTCTTACTATCGTAACATCAAATATACAATTCAAAACAGGCGTAGTGGATAAATTGATTCAATATTCATTTGAATTCCAATACGGACAAGGATATAAATTAATTATCTAATGGGAGTAACAAGTACACAAGGGTTTAAGTTTAAGTTAGTTGCAGATGGTGTAATTTTAGACTTATTCAAAGATGAGCAAATATTGTTATCAGATAACGTAACAGGTCTTTTTGATTTGGGTGTGTTACCTGCTGATTTTACTCGTCAAATTAACTTGCCTGGTACAAAGAAGAATAACCACTTCTTTGAATTCGTTTATGATATATCAGTAGAAGACCCATATACATTCTCAACTAATAAAAAGGTTCAATGTTATTTGGATTTTGATGGTATCTATCTTTCTGATGGATATCTACAATTGAATAGAGTAAATGTTTATCAGAACAAATTCATTGATTCCTATGAGGTAACAATCTATGGTGGATTGGCATCTTTTGGTAGAGATTTGAAGAGATACTTCTTAACTGATTTAACATCTTCTCTAGCACCATATAATCATACCGCTTCTGTATCGAATATCTCCTCCTCTTGGAACGGAAACCTATTCGATGGTACAATCATATACCCACTTGCAGAATACGGACAGAAGATACGTTATCAGAACGGAAATACTGAATTTGGTATTCAATCAGTTACTGGTAGTTTATGTGTGCAAGATTTCAAACCTGCAATTAAAATGAAGACAGTATTCGATGCTTGTTTTAGTGAGTTCGGATACACTTATACATCTTCGTTTATGAATCAGGGTTGGGTAGATAATATCTATATGGTTTGTAATAACAAATTAAGATATCCAGTCTTTCCAACTTCATCGTATGGTATAAATAATTTTGATATAGAAACTTATGGACAATTTAGAATTAGTCCTGTAAGTGGTAGTACTACCTTATTATCATTAAACAATAACGTTTTACTTCCATTCTATAACATAGAATCAAATGGTGGACAATTGGATAGTGATTTAAAATACCATTTAAATTTCAATACAGCAGTTAGAGGTAATATCAATCTTAACTTCCAGGTTTCATCTTCGGCAGCAGGAAATGGTATTCCTAACTTTTATTTAAGTGCATTTAATACTGATACTGCAACATATTACACTGTCCCTCTGACTAATATAAACACTTATATGAATCAGGTACAAGTGTATAATAGTACTCAAACTAAAACTGAAACGTTTGAGTTATTAACTGAATTTACAACCCCAATGTTACCATCTGGTAGTTATTTTTGGGATTTAAAATATACAACGGGGTCACAAGCAGGTACAAACTTTAATGTGATTCTGAACCCTAACAATAGTACAAAATCTTATTTAGAGATTACCAAAGTAAACCAAGCAGGTGAAGGATTAACAATTGATATTGCTAAGAATATGCCGTTTGGCTCTTCTGGTATTCGTTTAATTGATTTTGTGACATCGGTACAAAAGAAATTTAATTTAGTAATTTATCCTAATAAAACAAAGTTAAATGAGTTCATTATTGAACCATTTACTACATGGTATAAAACTGGAAATATAAAAGATTTCAATAAATATATTAACCTTGATGATAAAATCTCCGTAACGCCGGCAAATAACCTCGCTGTTCAACAATTAAACTTTGGGGATACATTGGATGGGGATTATATCTCACAACAATTTTCAAAGGGTGCTGGAAGGGAATATGGTAAGGCCTATTATGTAGACCAAGAGAACTATTTCTCACAAGGTACATTTGAAGTTAAGACTGGATTTGCATCATCACCATTAGTTTACTTAAATGGTTCAGGTGTGAGTGGAAGTGCATCAAGTGGTACTCCTATCGCATACTCAATCGGACAATGTAGATTAGGATATGGTGCAGTATTAAATGTTTGTGAACAACCAACCGTTGAATTATTCTCATCTACTGGAATTGTATCAGCAGGTGCTAGATTATACTATGACCAATTTGGTAATGCACCTGTGAGTGGATATAAATGGTTATCAGATTCACCAAACGCATGTGAAATTTGGTCATTGAATTTAACAACAGGAGAAGTAATTGCAGATGAAGGATTTGGATGTCCTTCTTGCGTATAAAAAGAAAATATGGCACAGAAACAAAAAATATACATACCAACGTACATTAGTAGTATTGATTACAAACCTGCTAGAGTACTACCCCATGTCTATTTTTGGAATGGAATGAGAGAAACGGATACGTTCTATATTCAATCTTATACTGATGGTACTAAAACTTCTATCACTGCAACCCCATTTGAACAATTCCCATACTTTGATAATTACAACGTAACTGCTGGGAATACGTTTCCATCTACGGGGTCATTATCTCTTTTATTTAATAACGAAGTTTCTCAATATGGAACTACACCTGATAATTCACTTTATTCAGAGTATTGGAGTTCGTATGTAAATTTACTTTATAATCCACGTACAAGATTGATTGATTGTTCGGCAATTATACCTCTTGCGGATTATTTTAAGATGGAATTAAACGATATTGTAGAGTGGAGAGGAAACTACTACCACTTACGTGCAATTAATGATTACAACTTAACTAATGGTGAGTGTTCTTTACAATTATTAGGACCAATCCTTTCAGATACGATTTCTTCTATATATGGTGGAAGTTGTGATTTTGGATTTACAACACAAACAGTTATACCAACAACCACAACTACGTCTACAACAACCAGTACAACTACAACAACTGCTGCACCAACCACAACAACTACGTCTACTACAACAAGTACTACTACTTCTACTACTACAACTACTGTATCTCCAATTAAGACTGTTTATTTAAAAACAAATGGTAATATGAGTTACGAATCTGGACAAGTAAGTAAAACTGGCCCTGGTAGTATTACTATTATAAATGAAACTTATATACCGGTTGGATATAATATTGTAACAGGTAGTGCATCATTAAGTGGTAATACTCCATTAATTGGTAGTTTGTATGCTGATTCCACATCTCGTGCATTATATGCTAACGCACATGTTAGTTGTTCAGTCTATGGAGATACAACATTGTTATATACTCAATCTGCAGATTATGCTAATGGTGGATTTGCTAATTCTTTAACTATAAATGTTGATGGATATAGTAGTATAACTTTCGATTATGTAATTAATGGCTATAATTAATGGCTGAAATTAAAATTAAATAATATGCCAAACGTAAATAAAATAATAACATTATCTTCAAAAGGTGGAAATGCCGGACCATACTTTGGTGCATATTATTCAACCGATTGTATATCATATACATTTGTGTCTGATGTATTTTTACCAAATGTTGGTTCAGAACAAACTATATCAGTTCCAGATACAACTACTTGTATTAAATTAATAAACTTATCTGGTGGATGTGGTGAAAATTATGTAATTTCAGGTTCAATAAATACCACTACTACAACATCTACTACATCTACAACAACTGTAGGTCCTACTACAACATCTACAACACAACCCGTTTGTGCATTAACATTATATTATGACCCAAGTGGAACACCATCTCCAACTGGATTTATTTCTAATACACAGGCATGTATTAATGTAGGAACGGCATTGAACGTATATTTTGCTCAACCTTGTCCTGCTAACTTTGAATATGTTGCTAATAATAGTATTCAAATGTTTACTAGTCCAACTTTAACTACACCATTTAATGGTAGAGATAGTTGGTACAAAACAATAAGTGGTGTTGGTGGTTCAATATTCTATGTAGATACTAATGGATATATCGGTGCGTATGGTGATTGCCCTAATACAACTACAACTACAACTAATGCACCTACAACTACAACTACAACAACTCTTGCACCTGTATATTATCAAATATTATCTTGTGTTGATAGTTCAACTGCATATTCTATTCAATATCCTGCGGGAACATATAATAGTGGAGATAGAGTTATTACAAATACATCAGTAACTTGTGTAGTTATCGGTAGTACAACAACTTTACCTGGTGGTACATTATATACGTTATCATCTACTGGTCAATTTGGTTGTCCTACTACAACAACTATAGCACCAACAACCCAAGCACCACAAACTTTACAAGTAAGACAATGTGGTACTACATCTCCTGTTTATTATGCACAAGTTCCATATGCTGGATATGTAAATGGATTAGCAGTTAAATTGTTTAAGAGTGGTACTCCATTCAATGGTTCAATTTGTTGGGAAATTACTGATGCTAATAGTTCTACAACACCTGATTACTATGATGTTGCAGTTAATTCAACATGGAGTAGTTGTTCAGATTCAAATTGTACTACTACTACAACTCTTGCACCTACAACCACAACTACACAAGCTAGAGTTAATGTAAACTTCTTCTTAAACTTTGATGCTGGTAATGATGGTACATTAGAAATTTACTCTGCATCTCCTGCATCTGCCGGATATACATTAGATAATACTCTAACATTTGATGGTGCATCTTATCAGTTGAGTCTATTACCTGGTGATGGTTTCTATGCAAAAATAACACAAACTGCAAGAGCATCAGCTGGTCAAAGAGGACAAATTACTACTATAAGAGATGCTATTACTGAAGATTATGTAGTAACTGGAGCAGGAGCATTACCACAATCAGTAAGTTCTACACCTACAACAATAACATCTGGTACTGCTTATAATGTGTTTGGATTGTGTGGTGACCAAGTATAAAATCTAAAAGGTAGATATTTATTTAAAAAGATAAATAATGTTACTAACTAATTTACGATTCGTAAGTGCACAACCTGCTACGTTATATTACGCGTGGCAGGTTGAGACAATGCTCAACAATTTTATGGAAATGGGTATTAACCCAAACAACATTGATATAGTATGTTGGAAACAAAATGGAGTTATTCCAGATGAATGGATGAAACTTGCGTTGGGTTATCCTGCAAGATTCTTATTCTATGATGATACTCGTATTACTAAACACTATATCTCATCTATTCGTCCAAATATCCTTAAACAACATTGGGAAAGATTTCCTGAATTGAAAGATGAAACTATCTTTTATCACGATTCAGATATAATCTTTACTAAACCGATTAAAGAATGGATTACCGATGAAATGATTTCAGATGATAAATGGTATGGTTCAGATACTCGTTGGTACATTGGACACGATTATATCAAATCCAAAGGAGATGATGTTTTAAGTGAAATGTGTAGAATCGTTGGTATTGATATTGATTTGGTAAAACAAAATGAATTAAATGCAATTGGTGCACAATATCTTATGAAAGGTATTGATTACGATTTTTGGGATAACGTAGAAAGAGATTCAGAATATCTATTTAAAGAAATAACTGATTTAAATAATCATAAAATGAGATTAGACCCATCTCATCATCCACTTCAAATATGGTGTGCAGATATGTGGGCAGTATTATGGAATGGTTGGAAAAGAGGAAATCAGACAGTATGTCATCCTAATTTTGATTTTAGTTGGGGTACATCATCCATTTATGATTATCATAAAATGAATATAATGCATAATGCAGGTGTTGTAAATGGAACAAGTGGGTTATTTTATAAGGCACAATTTATGAACGAATTACCTTATAATAAAGATTTAAAGATAAACGAAAACACAGCATCAGAAGAATATTGGAAGTGGATTCAAAAAACAGCACAAAAATCAGTTTTATTATGATAATCCACAAAGCAAGTTATGGAGGAGTAGATTGTACCGAAATAATCAAATCCAAAATAAACCACAATACTTTGATTTTAAGGAGCGATAATTCCATAATGGGTGATACTAACGTTGGACAGGTAAAGTATCTGGAAATCGAAGGGGAAATCGAAGGAACACCATTTAAAGAATCAGTTAGAGAAGGTAGTTTATTAACCCTTCCAAAATCAAAGGTAAATAAGTTAGGAATATTCTATTCTAATAACGTAAATGAAAAAATATACCCTGCAATTAATAAATCATTAGAAACCATTAAGATTGCAAGTGAGGGAAAAGCTGATATTATAACGTGTATGTGGAGACACCAATATGGAAATCCATTTCATCAAATTATCAGTTGGTATCAATCTCAATCACATTTGAACCAATTATTACAAATTCTTCAATTATTGTATAGTGCAAAGGAAATGGGAGGATATGATTATGTATCATTTTTAGAACACGATGTACTATATCCAAAAGGATACTTTGATTATCCTGATTTTAATAAAGGTGAGATTCTAACTAATATGAATTATGGTGGAATAAATCACGAAGGATGGCAATTAAGAGGACAAGATGATGAACCATTCCATCAGATGACAATGAGATTTGATGATGCAATCCAACATTGTTTAGAAATCCTACCTAATGCGTTGCGTACAAATAGTGGTAATATAGAATCACAAACCTTCAAAAGAACTCAATGGAGATGTGAAAATGAGGCAATCCACATCAATCACGGTACTCATTTTACTTCACACAATTCCATTTATCGTAAAGACAACACTTACAAAACACATCCATATTGGGGTCAACACTCTGATTACTTGAACTTATTTTAAGATTCATCACCCAATTTTCTAATTACAATTGTTAAATAATAAAAACTATGATTCAAAATATTGTAGATTTATTGTTAAGTTCTCCCTTTTATAATGTTTCAGACAGAGTTGAAATAGCAAAAGGTAAGAATGAAATTCCAACCACCCTAAAACAAGGATGGGAGAAAAT